AAATTTTCGGTAGTTAGGGATTTAATTAATAATGGGCAGCTTGAAGATGGAGATATTCTACTACATCTCGATGCCGATATATATATTGTTGATGATAGCTGTGACTTACAAACAACAAAGTCTTTCACATATTCGATCGATTCTGGCAATACGCATTGTATGGGATGGTATAGTTTAAAAATTAATGACTGGTCAAAAGCGCTTATAAATAATATTCTTTCAGAAGAAAGATATCAAAAATTTAATAATAAACAAACACTACATTTTGGTGGTATGTCAAGTTTTTGGGAGATTTTTAGAGAACAAGCTAGTTGGTATTCACTCGCCGGTATTCAACGTCATTCAGATATTCCATTCTGGAATTTACCAAATTTTGGGTTTCATAGCGATAATAGTTATGATACTGTGTATAGTTTAGATGAATTAAATGAACATGTACATATTTTTGGTACAGAATATAACGTGACAGAATGGCCAGGTGAGAGTAATTGTGATTTTAATATTAATAAATTACCTAGTAGAGATAAAGTTCTTATTCGACATTTTGTATCAGGTCAATGGAAAAATTCTAGTTTAATAGAAAATTGGATGTTTAAAAATACAACAAATAAAAAAAAGATATATATTGAAGCAGGAGCTGTCGATGGTAGCTTTCAATCAAGATCAGATTATCTTAAAGACAATTTAGATTATCGCGGTATATTAATTGAGCCTGATCCGAGATGTCAGTCGCAGCTAGTGCAAAATAGATTGAATGATAGAACGACGATTGTTCATGCAGCGCTTGTACCGCTCTCATATACTGAGAAAACAATTGATATAAACTTACATAATCATTCTGCTATGAATAGTATGAGTAATTGTCAGGAAGAAAGAAAGGGTGATTACTGGGCGCATGGGTTTGAGCAAACAGTACATGTACCAGCTCGTACATTGCAGTCAATTTTAGATGAAAATAATGTTACAGTAATTGAAAATTTATTTTTAGATACTGAGGGCTTTGAAGAAGAAGTTATACGCGGTATTGATCATACACGTACAAAGATTAATAATGCTGAAATTGAAGTACATGGTACAATATGGCCTGAGCATTTAAGAAAAAATATTAATACATTTATACCCTTAATGAAGGAATGGTTCGATTTAAATCTCGTTGATATTATACATGAAGGTTGTCCAAAGCTTGTATTTTCACACGAACAACCTCAACACGATTCAGAATATTACGTAAAATTGAAATACTAAACAATGAATATAACCGAAATTACAATAAACCTGTTCTGTGGGTGTTCACAAGACGTGGTAAACAAACAAATGGATCTTCTAAAACCACTAGAAGAAAAATACAAAATTTATTGGAACAATCGTATTGATAGATTTCCACATGCCTATCCATCGTATTCACAGCTCGTAAATGACTCTATTGCATCGAGTCCAACTGAATATATGCTGTTTTTAAATGATAGAACAGTACCAACTGTTGACGAAGCTGAAAAAATAATTAGCCATCTTAAAGAAGGCTTTGCATGTTCGTTTATTTATAATGTTGGTTATATGGGCTTTTCAAAAGAACTTGTACGTACTATTGGTTGGTGGGATGAGAGATTTATAAATGGAGGTTGGGAAGATAGAGATTGGGTATATAGACTTAAATTAGCTAATTTAGCGTTGTATGAGAGCCTAGAGGGAACGTATGAGACACACTGGAAGTCACCTTTACAGGTTGCTGATGGTTGTGCTTCATCAAGTCCTCACTGGCTGAGGAAGTATGACCAAGGTCCAAGAAGAGATGTTTGGCATGAAGGAGATGGACTTATAATTTATAAAAAGATTAAAGAAGACGCTTACCCGCAGTGGGAAAATACACTTGGCCCGAAAAGAGAAGACATAAGTGCATCATGGAAAAAATGGAACGAATCTATATTAAATTTATTTTATGCTGGTACAGAAGCACCTCGCGGCGGTCCCTCTGCTTCAAGTATGATAAAAAATAGACCAATAGTGGAGAGTTATAACTAAGCGTATGCAAGGTAAGAGAATTTTTATTACGGGAGGAGCTGGTTATCTTGGTAAAAATTTAATTAAAAAATGGTATAATGATAACGAGATAACAGTATATTCTCGTGATGAAGCAAAGCACTATTTCTTAAAAAAGGAATTTCCAAGAGTACGTTTTATAATTGGCGATATACGTAATGAAGATCATCTCAAGATAAAATCCAAAGGACATGATATAGGTATTTTCGCAGCATCGCTTAAGCAGATAGAGGCATGTGAAGATAACTATGAAGAAGCAACAGAAATTATTGTACGTGGCGCATTTAATTCAAAATTAGCTGCTATCGAAAATAATTTTGAATCAGCTTGCTTTATATCATCAGATAAATCGATCTGCCCAACCACTATATACGGTATGTGTAAAGCTTTAGCAGGCGAGGCGTTTATTACAGACAATATATGTACAAGCACTAAATTGAGCACAGCAATTTATGGTAATATAGCAAATTCAACTGGATCAATAATACCGTTAATATGGGATTCAATTAAACATAATAGAGTTATGCAGCAATATGGTGCTGATATGACACGCTTTATTTTAACAATTAATGATGCAATTAATTTAATTGAAAGATCACTCGATAATAATAACGTTAATGTTGCACCTGTTGCAAGAAGTTTTAAAATAAGTGATATGTTTGAAATTTACGCTAATGAATTTAATTTAAAGTATACAATAACTACTCCTAGAGAAAACGAAAAAATTCACGAGCTAATGGCATCAAGTGAACATATGCCAAGAATGCAATATATTAGCGAAGGTAATTATTATAAGTTCGGAAAAAGGATATGCACTAATAGTGTAAAATTAATAAACAACGAATATTCATCTCGAGATCATTGCTTCTCCCGAGATGAACTTTATAGCTTTTTAGCAACACATAATTTTTACAAAAATGAAGCATAGAATAATAGTATTAGGTTCGCGTGGTATGCTCGGACGATATGTTACTAAATACTTTCAACAATTAAATTATGATTTAATTACTATTTCTAGACACGAAATAGATCTATCAGCCGATAATGTACATTTTTTATTAAATGATCTTTTATCACCAGACCATAATTATACATTAATAAATTGTGCAGGTGTAATTAAGCAAAGAAATTTTAAGCTACATGAGCTTATACGTGTAAATTCTCTACTACCACATATCCTAGAAGATCTTCAAATCAGAAGAAATAATCTAAATGTTATACATATAACGACTGATTGCGTTTATAGCGGTATAAAGGGAAAGTATGATGAATACGATTTACATGATTGCATAGATGAATACGGTAAGAGTAAATCACTTGGTGAGCCTAAATTAACTACAAATATTAGAACATCGATAATTGGTGAAGAAGACACGAGCAAATATTCACTACTTGAGTGGGTTAAGTCAAATCGTGATGGTAAAATTAATGGGTTTTTGAACCATTATTGGAATGGTGTTACATGTCTGGAACTTGCAAAACAAATTGAAAATATTATAAGCGATAAAGCATACTGGCAAGGTACAAAACATTTCTTTACACATACACCATACTCAAGAGATGAACAACCAAGTAAGTATCTGTTATTAAAAGCAATAGATGATATCTACGAGCTTAATTTAACAATAGACGCTATCTCAACACCTACCGCTGTGGACAGAACTTTATCATCTATCTACAAAAATACTTTTACAGATAAGTGTATTAAGCAACAATTAATAGATCTTAAAAATTTTAATAGCAAGTATTGATATTAAAAAATACATCACTATAATAGTAATATGATTATTGATATACCTATCTACAACGGCGATTTAATTCATTCACGTTTTGCTTACAAATACTTTCGTAAGAACACGCTACCAATTGGTAACATTGTTGCATTTCGAGCTCCAATGAAAGTCGAAGCAGCTGGAATGATTGATAATGAAGATATTCTTAACGCAGACTATATCTACAGTGACGATGCAATTAATTTCTGCTGGGAGATCCCTAATCTCGATCCATTTGGTGCTGTAGCATTTCAACGTCTTCTTAATACACAGATCGCAAATATTCTAAGTGCAAAGTATCTTCATGCTCCTATTGAAGTTGACGGCGACGACTTAATGGTACATAAAGAGCATAATCAGGGTGGGGTAACACAAATGAAGGGCAAGTGTAGTGTGAGTATTACCTATTCTAAGAACAATGTCGCTCTCGGGCATACAGGTATTAATATTGAGGCAGGTAAAAAGGCACCAGCGTTTGCATTTTCAACTAGACTCGGTAATGAAGAAGCTAACCAGTTTATGAAAGATATTATTGAAGTCTTCTACGCAATGGTTGAGGATATTTTCCTCGCGTCCTGCAAGATTACAATAGCATAATTCTATAAAAATATTATCATCCATATACAATATGACTATATTTGATTTTATATCAAGTGTTCTCTTTTTTAAGAAGAAAAATTGTTTAAATTCTGTTGACGAGGAGGGCGATTTTTCACCTTTTATGCTCAACCGTTGGTGTAGTATGTATTCACCAACGGTTGCGGCATTTAGTAACATTTTAAACAAATATCTCGGTGTTTTTGAAAATAAGAGAGATTTATATAGTTTATTTGTCGCGGTGATGCCTAAAGTTTCGTCAAAGCGAATTGCATATATTAAAAAGGCAAAAGAAGCAAAGAACGAAGAAAACGAACATTTAGAAATGATCGCAAATAACCTTGAACTCTCTAAAAGAGAAATCAACGAATACATTGCCTTTTTAGAAAAGGATTCTAATTAAGATTATATGGCTGATATTGATATGCTTGGTCCCGTACCGAAAAGCTTAATTGACTTTTCATCTCTTCCTAAAAATTCCTTTAATTCGGTTTTTTATGGATATAATCTAAAGAACGTTCTTGACGATATTCTTCTCTGTACTTTCGTTGACGAAACGGAAGACGGTTCGAGTATTGTTCGTAACGGTCTTCACGTTCCCGTTAACTCCGATACAAAGGCCTGGCGTATTGGTGAGGTAATTCTCGCAGGACCAAACGTTAAATACGCAAAGGTTGGTGACTATGTTTGCTTCCCTAATAACCTCGGTGTACCTGTTGCTAATATTGATATTGAGAGCTACGGTACCTTAAAGAAGGGAATCTTCTTAAATGAACAGCGTATCTTCGGTATTTGCTCACTAAGAAAGGATGATAATGAAAGCGTCGCTGCCAACCTTAAAAAGTCTTCTACTAAACAACGTCGCCGAAATTAAGTTTAATCGTCGACGCCCAAAACCGGGTGCTGCTCTCTCCAGGAGAATGCTATGTACGAATTCTTTAGCACTTCTTAATAGCCCTGAAGGAAGACTAGCGCTAAACTATAAGCGTGCTATCAACATGCCTAAGTTTAATCCAAATACAAAAGATTTGATTATTACATGGGATATTTTTATGCAAGATTATCGATGTATTAATATGGTAGCTTGTGATCTTATTCAAGTGATACCAGCTAATAAATCTTTTTGGAATTTTTTTAACGAAAAGCTAGCTCTTATGTCACCAGCACAGAAGATAGCATTTATGAACTCATGACGTCAATAGAAGAAATAGAACAAACTCTGAAGCCTTTCCTTCTTCTCAAGGCTGTATTTACTGTTGATGATAAAGTCATTAAACAAGGTAAGCTTCAGCTATTTTGCATTAAAGACTTCTTCTGCGTATTTACTCTACTTGGTATTGATAAAGAAAATAAAAAATTTCTTTACGAACTACCATATCCATTTACGCTAACAAGCACTGAAAAGAGCATTACATTCGATTATACACTTGATGCGTTTTGTCTCTCGAATATAGCGATAAAAGAACAGTCAAATAAAATAAAACTGCTCAAGACATCTAAATTTTATAATAAGAAGGTAATTGCTAATTTCTATTAAGCGAGTATACTAGAGGTGTGCCTATTAGTTTTATATCTCAGTTTCCAGAAAATTTTACCCCAAGTAAATTACAGGTTGATGTAATCAACAAAATTGATCAAGCCTTTAGTAAGGGAAAGAAATTTGTAATATGCTGCGCACCTACTGGCTCAGGTAAAAGCTTTATTGCTAAAACACTTGCTAATACTAGCTCAACGCCAAGCGAGACGTTTAGACAGCTTATTGGTAGCTATGATGCCTATAAAGTTGATTTCGACGGTAATTATTCATACGAACAAGAATGCAAAGACGAACCAGCTTTTGGTACATTTGCTCTCACAATTACAAAATCTCTTCAAGATCAATATCAAGAACTCTTTGTCGGTACAGATGTATTAAAGGGTAAGACAAACTACACATGCGACGTTGATCCAAACTACGATACAGAATTAGCACCATGTACATTTGCACCTATGTTGCGCGACTCATGCTGGGCTGAAAATCGCTGCTCATATTATAATGCAAGAAACGATGCTCTATTATCGCAGTTTGCTGTGTTGAACTACAAGATGTTTTTATCGTTACCAAGTCATGTAAAGAGGAAAAACTTTTTAATTTGTGATGAAGCATCGGAATTAGAAGATGAGCTTATTCGTCAATTCTCTGCTGAAATAAATTATGATAAACTTAGTAACTATGGGATACCTTGCGAGATACTTGTAACCGATAACCGCGAACGCGCTTATGGATGGGTTAATGTCTTAGTTGAAAACATATCAAACGAACTCAGTGCGTTCCTTAGTAAAGCGGGTAAGAAGCAAAACCTACTCTCACAGACCGAAAAGATAAAATATCACTTCTTAAAAAATCTTCACCGCTCTCTAACTGTTATTCATACACACTGGCATGAATGTGAATTTGTAATTGACATTGATTCCAAGCGCGTCATTTTAACACCATTGCACGCCAATACACTATCAAAGTATGTTTTTAATCATGGTGAAAAAATTGTGCTTATGTCAGCTACAATTATTGATCATAAGCATTTTGCAAAGTCCTTAGGTATTACAGATTACGAATATATTGAAGTTGAGAGTACATTCGATCCCAACAAGTCACCGATTTATATATCAGCAAAATATAAACCCAGTTATAATACATTACAGAGTATGTTACCGGG